TTATTTGTAATTAAATCAAATTAACTGTTGACATATGTTCTTAAATGAATTATAATAGCTATACAAACACAATCTAAGGAAATTATATCATGGCACATGAACTTGAAATGGTAAACGGCGTTGCTCAAATGGCTTACCGCAAATCTAAAGGTCTGCCTTGGCACGGTCTTGGTACTCCAGTATCGGACGACATGTCTCCACAAGAAATGATGAAAGCTGCAGGTCTTGATTGGAATGTTGAAAAAATCGACACACTATATCGACACAAAGGTGATACGTTTAAAACTGGTCAACAAGCTTTAGTTCGATCAACAGACAGTAAAATTCTTACACAAGTTGGCGCAAACTGGAATCCAGTACAAAACTCAGAAGCCTTTGACTTCTTTACAGATTTTGTAAGCGCTGGTGATATGCAAATGGATACTGCAGGCTCTCTTAAAGACGGCCAAATTGTTTGGGCATTAGCTGATGTTAAAGACGGTTTCTCATTGTTTAATGGCGATGAAGTTAAAGGTTACTTGTTATTCTCTAACCCACATCAGTATGGCAAAGCAATCGACATTAAGTTTGTGATGGAACGTGTTGTATGTAATAACACTTTGGCTGTGGCGCTTAACGAGAAAAATCAACCATCAGTGCGACTTAACCACCGTTCAGTCTTTGATCCATCAGCAGTTAAAGAAATCCTTGGATTGTCACAACATAAAGTTGCACAGTTTAAAGAAGCTGCAGAGTTTCTTGGATCGAAGCAATATGATCGTGCACAGCTTGAAAAATTCTTTGGTAAAGTCTTTGGTGAATCTAGCCGCGATGATAAAGTATTATCTCGCACTGCAGAAACTGCAATGGAATATGTAGAAAACCAACCAGGTGATCACTTCCGCCCAGGTTCATGGTGGAATGCATACAACGCAGTTACATATATGGCTGATCACAAACTAGGTCGTACTGCGGATACTCGTATGGCTTCTGCATGGTTTGGTAGCAATGCAAAACGTAAAGTTGAAGCATTAGATGTAGCAATTAAAATGGCGGAGATGGCATAAGCCTTCTCCCACTACAAGGAAAATAAATGAAAATACTTATTTTTGGACTGCCAGGTAGTGGTAAAACTACTTTAGCAAAACCTCTAGCAAAGCTTATGGGTGCTATACACATTAACGCTGATGATGTTCGTACACAATACGATGACTGGGATTTTAGTGCTGAAGGCAGAATGCGCCAAGCTAATCGCATGCGACATCTAAGCGATGGCGTAGTTAAAGCAGGCAGAACTGTCGTGACAGATTTTGTATGTCCTACTGAAGAAGCACGTATCGCGTTTGATCCAGATTATACTATTTGGATGGATACTATTAAAGAAGGTCGTTTTGAAGATACAAACAAAATCTTTACAAAGCCTGATAAATACGATTACTGTGTAAGTGAATGGTTTACTGATACAGAAAAGCAGCTTGTCGAAGTGATTAGATCGTTTCAATTAAAACAGCTCAGTAAAGTTAAAAAGTGAAAGAGGTAATAAAAGTGAAGGATCGCGATATGCACAACAAGGCTCTATTTGATTATCAGAAGCCCACTACTCAGATGTTAGGGCGTTGGCAGCCTTGGCACGATGGACATACAGCTTTATTTAAAAGGGCTCTGGAAGTGTCTGGTCAAGTCTGTATTATGGTTAGAGACGTCGGTGGCATCATAGGACAAGATGCTGGTGGCGGTAGAACACAAGATCAGTCCGATAACCCATTTGGAGAAATCCAAGTGATTGAAAATATTGAAGCAGGACTTGCTGAGGCAGGATATACGAATGGTTACGAATACATTATTACTTGCGTTCCTAATATTGTTGATATTAGCTACGGCAGAGGGGTTGGGTATACATTTACTGAACACAATCTTGGATCGGTTATTCACAACATTAGCGCAACTAAAATCAGGGCTGGTCTACGTAAAGACGGCAAACTTACTTAAAAAAGGAAATATATTATGAGCATTGTAGATACAAGCGACCACACACTACCAACAGTAATTACTGAAGAGCACCGTAAGCAAATTCAAAGTGCACTAAAAGAAATGTCAAACTCTATGACACGTATTGAAGCTGAAAAAGATCATATGAAAGCTATTGCAGAAAAGATTCTTGAGGATACTCTTGTACCTAAGAAAGACTTTGCTAAGCTTGCTAAAATTTATCATGCGTCTAACTTAGCTCAAGAAGCTGCTAAGAGTGAAGAATTCATGCAGTTTGCAGAAGCTGTTCTAGAACCTTTGCGTCTTAACTAGTAATGTAGCGCAACTAAGAAAGAGCACTTCGGTGCTCTTTTTTTTCTTTAATTTACGGAGTACCTTATGATAAGTCAATATGAAATAGTAGTGCCATATCGTGAGGAATATCGTGCGGAATCAAACGAGCCTGATTTAAAAACACCTGAAGATGGTCACAGGCACGCAATGTTTGTTAAAGGTAATGAACATCTAATTAATGGTAGAACATATTGCTCTAAAGATGAAGATGGCAACTATATTAGTTGTTTTGTAAGTCAGTACTCTGATATCATAGAACGTAATTTAGAACCTGGAATAAGAAAAGCAGTTCTTGGTTTACACGAAAAAGGTTATCTAACGTTTACAAGTTGCCAAGGACATGATGATTCTAGACACAGATATATTGGTGTTCTATTCAACACTAAAGAACAAAAACACAATTTTATTTCTGAAGTAGATAATCTCGATTGTAATGTATATTGGTACGACAACATTCTTAACTCAGTAGAAAGACCATGCACAGAATCTGAATGGTGGGATGATGGTGGTATGACAGTACATATTGTTTACGATGATCGGAATATACAAGGAGCTCCTCAGCAAACATGTAGAGAGAAGCCTTACACCGATGATGAATTAACAAAGTTTTGGAATATTCAATCAAACAGAAACTACGAGCATTATGAATGTATAGTTTTTTCGTTTGGTTATCCTATGGTAGAAAAAAGCTTTTGGAAAGCAATACAGAAATATTTCTTTTACGATCATAGTAAAGTTAAAGAAGCTTATAGTGATTTCTTAACTAAAGTATCTAAGTTGTCTGATTATCTTGCATAAAAAAGGGGACCCTCGAAAGGATCCCCAATGGCATAACAGATGGGGTAGTTAACCTACCCTCTTGTTATTATTTACTTAACTTTAGAACAAGTTAGTAATAGCTACACGACGGTAGTATACGTTGGTATTAGCAACCAATGCGCCATCGTTAGCAGCAGCGCCGCCACGAGCGAACGGGTTAGCAACCATACCGTAACGAGTCTTAAAGCCGATTTTAGGCTGGAAGCTGTTTTCACCAACTGCACGAACCATTTGCAATGGAACGTATGGGCAATAAAATAAGCCCGCGTCGAATGAAGAAGAACCTTTGTAGCCAACTACTAAGTAGTTTGCGCCAGCATATGGATCGATGTAAACTCTGTAACGTCCGTTAAGAACACCAGCAAAGGTATTGCCTGTATCGTCTACTTGCAAAGCATTAGCGTTAAGAGCAGGTGTGTAATCAAGTACACCGGCCATTTGCAATGCAGAAGCTACGTCAGAAGAACAGATAACCAAGTTACCTTTACCACGACGAGTTTGCTGAGCAATCTTGTTAGCTTCTTGTTCGATTTGGAACATTAGGCCTTTGAACTTCTCTACAGACCAGCGACCGTTTGCGTCAACGTCAAGATCGAAAGTACCAGGAGCGGCTGTAGCAGCTGCACCAACAACGGCTGTGCCGTAGATTGTACGAACTAATTCACGGTTGATTTCCACAAGGATCTCAGACTGAAGAATGTTAGCAAGTTCTGTCTCAGCATCCAAACCGTGAACGGCTTTAAGATCTTGAGCAAGCTCAGTAGTGTATTCTGCTTTCAAAGCACGTGACTTAGCAGCAACGGTTACTTTCTCGATTGAGAAGGCCATTTCTGCGAATCCAGCGCCAGCGCCATCGCCCAATGCTTCAGCAGCACCAGTATCCATGCCAGTACCAGTTGTTTCAGAACCTGCACCCAATGCGTTAGCATGTGTACCTGCACCTGAGAAGTCAGTATCGGCTTCAGCATAGAATGCTTCAGATCCGGCTTGGTTGGTGTACTTAGAACGCATAGCAAAGATAAGACCAGTTGGTCCTGTC